ACATAATGACCGTTATCGCACTATTGGAGTTGGGGTTATGGGATTAGCTGACTGGTTAGCTAAACAAAAATTATTTTATAAAGACTTTAAATCTATCAATGATTTATTTGAAAGAATTAGCTATTATTGTACTCACGCTTCGATGAGATTGGCTAAAGAACGCGGTGCTTATCAAGCTTTTTCCAGCAGTGAATGGAGTCAGGGTAAATTACTAGGGGCTAAACCATTAGAATGGTTCAACGTAAATTCTGATAATACCTATAATTGGCATCAATTAGCCAAAAGTATTCAACAATTTGGCATTAGAAATTCCCATATTACTGCTGTAGCTCCCAACACTACTTCTTCCTTAATTCAAGGTTGCACTGCCAGTGTTTTGCCCGTTTTTAAGCGGGTATTTACAGAAAAGAACTCAAAGGGTGCTATCCCTAATTGCCCTCCTTTTATTAAGGATTTCTTTTGGTATTACCAAGAGAATCAAAATCTTGATCAAAAGATTGTTGTTCAAGCGATTGCTGAAATGCAAAAATGGATTGATACAGGGATTTCTATGGAATTACTATTTAACCTTAATCAGGGTGTTTATTTTCCTGACGAACCTAACCGCGTATTAACAGTTAAAGAAATTTACGAAACTCTAGTTTTAGCGTGGGAATCAGAATGTAAAGCAGTCTATTATGTACGGACTGTTCAGAAGGATAACTTTAAAGATAGCTGTTCTAGTTGTGCTAATTAACCATGAATATCATTTTTTCTGTTATTTTATCAATACTCGAAAAAATAAATAATCATTATGGCAATAATAATTATTAACTTTCTAGCAACTATTGTATTAAGTATATTTTTACTTTATACTGCTTTAATTTTTGCTGTTGTCTTGTGTAGAGTGTTTTTTAGATTTAAGACTAATTTAATCTACACAGTTAAACAATTTAAATACTATTTAACAGATGAATATAATCGGATTAGTTCTTGTAAATATTATAATCCTGAAACCCATAAAGATTTTAATCTGAAATGTAGTGTAAATCCCTCTATTTCTTGTGTACAATGTAGAGACTGGGAACCTTCAGATAAACCATGATTTCAATAATTAAAAGAATCATAATCGCTCACAAATGGCGTTCATCTAATAAGATGATTAGTACAGCTATTGTTTTTAAAGATAGCTTAATCGTTTTTGATTGCAATTTAAATTTATTTCAGATTCCGTTTAGTTCTCTGTCAGCACTAAAAAGAATCGAAATATCCGACCAATCAAGATTTACTATTCTAGAAGACGGCAGCTATATTCACTGGAAAAAATACGACATACATCTTGACCTAGAAGCTTTTAAATCAATCTTCAGATAATTTACTCAATCAAAACTATGACATTAGCAAATCTTAGCAATAAAATGCCCATTTCCCCGATCTTCAATCCATCGGGGGATGATGCGATCAAAAACCGTTCGATCTGGTTTGGTAACACTACTAACTTGATGCAATTAAATGATGTCCGCTACGCTTGGGCTGTAGGTTTATATCAACAGATGCGTGAAAATTTCTGGATTCCGCAAAAAATAGATATTACTCAAGATATAACTGACTATAATAACTTAACCCTTGATGAAAGACGCGCTTATGATGGTATTTTATCCTATCTAACTTTTCTTGATTCTGTACAAACCTGTAACATTCCTCACTTAAAATCTTGCGTCACAGCCCCAGAGATCAGCCTTTGTATGGCAGAACAAATCTCTCAAGAGGCTATGCACAATCAAAGTTATCAATACTTGATTGAGACTATTATTCCCTCAAACAAAAGGGCTGAAATTTATGATTTATGGCGCACCGATAAAGTTCTCAAGGATCGCTGTGAATTTATTGCTAGTTCTTATCAAAAATATATTGACAGCCCAACACAGAGTAATTATTTTGGTTCTCTGTGTTCTAATTATATTCTAGAAGGACTGTATTTCTATAATGGGTTCCAGTATTTTTATAATCTAGCTTCTAGACATCTAATGGCTGGAAGTGCCGATATTTTTAGGATGATTAATCGAGATGAGTTAAGTCACGTCCGATTGTATCAAAAATTAATTGTGGAAGCATTGCAATTATTCCCAAAAGAGTCAATTAAAAAAGGTATAGCAAGTTCTTTCTTGGAGGCTGTTAATCAAGAAATTAATTGGTCCAACCATATTATCGGTAATCAAATACTGGGCATTACTGAAGAAAGTATAGATCACTATACTAAATACCTTGCCAATATTCGACTAAAAGCCATCGGCTTAAATCCAATTTTTACCGAGGACAAATACAAAAAATCTCCCTATTCCCATTTAGAGAAATTCTCTGATACTCAAGGGGAAGGTCACACTAAGTCAAACTTTTTTGAAGCAACTGTTACCAGTTATGTTATGTCTTCTGGCTTAACGGGATGGGATGATATTTAACAGCATCGCTCGATAAGACAGAAAGCCGTTGATGCCACCTTTTTTTCGGTTGTGCTAAAAGGTGGTTATTATTGCCACTCTTGTCTTGCTATGTGATCAATTCTGCTGGTGGAATACTAATTCCAGCTAAGTATTTTCTGTAATTCAATTTAAATTCTCCAAATATTTTCTGATTTTATTTTACCTTAAATATCAGAAACAAGAGGTGGACGATTTTTAAAAGGGTGATCTGTAATCAACCTTGAAAGTAAAAGCCCCTGCCATCGATGTGCGAAATAACCTTCTATCTTCTGAATATCTGGTATTGTCCAATTGGTAAAAATTGCTATTTCAGTAAAGCGAGAAGCGGATGCAAGAAGATTATTATCGCGCTGACCCAAGCATAGCACAGATGTAATATTGTCTTGGCGAACGGGCGTAGCTTGTACGGCTCTCCCATTTAAGTGCGCTCGCGTCACGTTGTTGCCGCTCTCCCCGTAAGCTCCGCCGATAATGCAATTATCGTAAAAAGATTGGGGTGTACCAGTCGGCGTATCGGCATACGGACCACTGTCGTTATTTACGGCTCTTATTGAACCATTGAAAGACAAATGAAGCTCTTGACAGTTAGCAAAATTATTTCCATCATTTCTTGACCAAGCAAATGGAGGTTGAGAATTATTATTTGGATATCCAAAAACGGCAAAAATCGCTATATTTTGTGGTAAGACATTAGTTGTTAATAAAGAGTCATTTGATCCGTCAAAAGCAACACAAGGTCGTCCTGCAAAAATGTCAGTAATAGGTCGTTTTCCTGCTGTTGGTTGAATCAAATGATTGTTTTGTCCGCTCAAATCATTCCATCGTGATACAGCATTATCGACGAGAGTAATAGTTCCACTAAGAGAGGCATCCCACCAACCCAATAATTTAATACCAAGATTAGTAGGTGTCCATAATGGGGGACTGGCATTAATTATTAGCATTTTTAAAATTACAGACCTTTAAAAATCGCTATCAGATTAATTACTGCTTTTCTAAAGAAAGCAAATACTTTTTGTAGAAAATGCTGATTACTTCCACCTTTTAAGATAAAAATACTATTATTTTTATCGCAACCAAAAGTAGTATTATCAGTAGCGTCAAACCAGAGATAAAGTCTTTTAGATTTTAGTTCTACTGGTGTCCACAATTGCGATTCTTGTGATTTTTTAGATTCAAACATAACAAAACTCCTACAAGACCTAATTATTAAAAACCGCAGACACTTTGAGAATATTTTGATTCAACAATTGAGCCAACAGATTTTCGTCGTTGAATTGTTCTGTCACTGCCTGCAAAATATCCGATTCAGAAATCGGATTTAATTTATCTCCAATATTAATAGAAAGCGCAAGTCTTGGAGCTTCCCCAAACACTGCTGCCGTCATTCCCAATTTAGCTACATTCAGCTTGACATAAGGATTAAAAACGATCATTTCTGATAAAATCCTTTTATAAACATAAAATCGGACAGATTCATCATCGATTAAATTAGGCTTGATTTCACTATCAAAAAAAGCTGAATTAGTTGACATTTCATTGAAAGACCCAGAAACATTTGTTAATGCAATTTGGTATCTTTCAATATATTCGGGACTATTTAAAAATAAGCTTTGAGCAATTAAACTATTAGGCATTTAAGTTAGCGATGCTGTTTCGCGGAAAATTAACAAAAAAGGGATACTCAATGGTCCACCAGTAACGCTGGTAATATCGAATCGAATTTCTTGAGCAGTAGTAATAATTTGTCCTTGTCCAGATACTGTAAAATTAGCCCGGGCGGTAGTAAGAGATAGATTAGATAGTCCTGGTATTGCCCCAAAAGAAACACCACTGCCAAAGCTAAAAGTTATTGTAGCACTTCCCGCAGAAGTACGTAAGTTTCGCACTTCTAAAAGAGTAATTTCTCTTAGAAAAGAAGTAACAGGAATCTGCTGTGCAGCAGAAATGTTCGTAATAGTTACTATCTCGCTTTGCAACCGAGTAGAAACCCATCGGGCTGTAGCGATCGAATCTAAAGTGTCAGTAGGACCGAGAAATTCTTTCACAATACTAAGCTAGTAATTTAGCTACAAATCCATTCACAGAAGGTACTGCCGTAGAAGCAAAAGTTAGGCGGATTGAAGTATTACTCAATCGTTCCGTAAAAACTCCTACAGTATCTCTATTACCGCTATTGCGAATTACTTCTACGCTGGGATTAGTATCAGTCAGGGTATGTGTGATCACAAAAACTGTATTAACCCCATCTCCAAAAGGATTGGTAATTACTGATCGCCGTCTTCCAGACCAACTGGCAAGCAAGGAAGGGGTGACATATTTGGCTGTGTCTGTTCCCGCTTCTAGTTCGGCTAAAGTAGCACGCTGTACTTTACCCGATGTGGTTTCACTTGCGTCAGGAACTCCGGCCCCATGAACTTGCCAGATTATAGGAGAAGTTCCCAAAGTCACGGATTGAGTAATCTGCCTGTAAGTCACGCCCTCATCGTTATTCCCACTACCAGAGGCAACAGTTACGATTGCGTTTCTGAGTTCGGCTCCTGTACTAGCGTCAGCAGTGCGGGTAGCTGGAACAGAAGCTCCGTTCCAATTATAAAGTCCGTTCTCTGTGTTATTAGTTTGATTTGCGGCAATAAAGCGAGAGTTGGCTAAAGTCATCGTGGCCCCACCAATTGTCGAGCCAGGAGCATTTAAATTGATATTTGATGGGGCAGAAGCAAATACTGCGTCCTTGTAATCAAACCCTTCCAGAAGAGCATTTAAAGTACCAAAATTGACCAAATCGTTAGGATTTTCTGGGGCAACAGAAGCCCGAATTTTTCCTTTAAATTCAGTGTCAGACCAAAATTCGATGAATGTCATGATTACCTCTAATTACCTCGATAAAATTGCATAACCGCTAAAGGGACTACTAAAAATAATTTGAGTAGTATTTAAAGAAAGGTTTTGTACAAAAGCTTCTATTTTTACTCCTCCTGAACTAAAAACTTGAGTCTGTGGCTCAAAGCCTAAATTATGAATAATTGTCCAGGTTGCAGATGCAGGCGATTGAGTATGCTTGTAAAAAGCACTTCCCTCTCCCGGTAGTCCAGGAGAACCCCGAACATCAACAGCAGAGCTAATTGAAGAAACTAATCCAGATATCCCAATATACCCACCCGTTGCTGGAGGAGTACCTGAACCTCCTACCCAATTAACTACCTGAAAAACCCGGCGATTACCATCAGTAACTAGGGACAAAATAGGCGACCATCCAGCACCTCCAAGAGTAGCTGAAACAATTACTTGCCTAGAACTTCCAGTTATTTCAATTGGCATCAAACTTCCCCCCTAACGACTACGGGAATTAAATCTAGTCCTAAAGGTTCAACAACGAGCCGATTAGCAATAGTTTTAGATGCCTCTAAGTCAGCTTGCCAGTAATCTCTTCCCACTTTTGGCTGTCCGATTTCCTTAAAAGCGACAGGAGTAACGTCCATCTCAGCAGTGATATTGCTATCGATAATTAAATGAAAATAAGTATAATTTTGATATTCAATTGGGTCTTCTCCCTCTTCATAAGCAGGTAAAATAAAATTGCCAAATTGCAACCCATCGATCCGACCGACTGCCATGCGATCTTCTCCAAATTGCTTTGCTACATAAAAATTAATGTTCCATGTAGTAAAATCTCCCTGAATAAAAAACTCCTCATCCCAAGTCGAACCCTTTTTAATCTCAATAACAATTTCACTGGCAATCGTAGGATACGATTGCCCTTTAAGAAAATAGTTACCAGTAAGGACTTTTTGAGCCATCGATGAGATGTGTACTGTTTCTTGTATTATTATATCTTGAATTTTCTTTTTTGAGATATAATTAAAAGGAAAACATATTTACACCGCCGCGCTCTTTTATACCGCACCCGGGAGCGCGGTTATTTTTTTGTCTTGACAATTCTATTAAGACTATGAGAGAATTTTTTTAAAGATTGACTTGGATTACCGCCCTACGAGGGAGCGGTATTTTTTTTATCTATCCGTATTACATATACTACAAATACTACAGAGCGGTTGTTAGGTTGTAGATAGATTGTTAATAAGGTTATCGACAATCGAAACCCTTGCTGAGTATAGGCTTTAGACTTTGTAGATATTGTCGATGCCTTATAGAGGAAAAGAGAGAAAAGAAGATATACAGCAAAGTCAGCAATAAAAGTGATTAAACGCAAAACTGGCTCCATTGACAAAAAGCTGTATTTTGGGCTAACTAGAGGATTTTAGAGGTGAGAAGTGGTTCATCGCTAATCTGTTCTTTTTGTATTTGATTGTAGATAAGGTTATCTACAATCAAAATCCTTACCCCGACTAGGTTTTAGGCTTTGTAGATATTGTTGATGCTCTATAGAGAGAAAAGAATAAAGAAACCAAACAAGGTCAGCAATAAAAAGAAACAGGCTCAACAGTAAAACAAAAAAAATACACACGGGGTAATTATTAACAATATCTACAAAGAAGTAAAAAAAGGATGAAAGCTATATATATCAACACTTTCATCTTTTCTATCTTTGTAAATACCCTTATTTACAATCTATTTACAAACTAACAATCTAATTAATCGAGGTCAGCAATAAAAACATAAAAAATCCTGACACGGGAATAAGGCTAACAACATCAACAAAGTCTAGAGCCTATATATATCAAGACTTCCATTGTTAATATCCTTATCTACAATCTAATTACAAACCAACAAACAAAAAACCCCTGTAGTCTCTACAGGGGTTAGCTTTATCAGTTATGTACCAGTTATGGTGTCAATTTCTGTTTTTTATTTTAGCAGTAAACAACCTTGTTTACTGCTTTTCCCCTAATATCCCCCCATTAACTCGATTTGTTCCTCTAGAGTAGAGTTCTCGCTCTCAAGCTTTTTAATTTGGTCTTTTAAGCCGAGGATTTCATCGATATAGTCAACTTCTCGATAATCCAATTCGTCGATTTTGGCAGTCAATTCAGCAACTTGAGAGCCAAGTCGCTTGTTAGCCTCAATTGCCTCACTTTTGACCTGAAAACCAGCTAAGGTGTGAAGGAATAAGCGAACGCCCAACTGCATTACTTTTAGGGCTAGTTCGTGATTGTCTTTAATTAGCCACTGGCAGATTAAATTTTCTGGTATCAACGCAACACCTTGTAACCCGCCTGCTGTCTCGATTTGAGCCTGTTCAAGACCCTTTTCACGCAAACCACTCATAGTCAAACGGCGAGAAATAGTCGAAGGTATTTTCCCTGACATCCGGGCATATCCACTAATTGAGGCAAAGCTCTCACCGGTCTGAGTGTCGATAATTAGCTCGATGCCGTCGTGATCAAAACGCTGTAAACTAGAATTAGTCATGATTTACTCTGTAGTAGTAATTGTGATGAGTCCCCCGTTAACGCGGGGGCATACCAATATTATACCGTATTTAAAATATGTCTGACAAATTTGACCGATGTGGTGGGTATTCAGCAAAAATTGACCGATTACCGGGTATTCCTCCTGATTTCAAGTCGAATGTCGTCAAACCACCACAATCTAGGGTTATTGTTTTGCTGAAAACTGGCGAGTTCCGAGAAATCCCCGATGATCAGCTAGAGTCTTTCCTTGAGGAAAACCAAGATTTAATTCAAGATCGACAATCGCCCAGAAAAAGACCGATTAGAAAACTTTAAAGCAATGACAAACAAAGAAATCCTTGTCTTGCAGACTCTTTACAATAAAGAATTGTCGGGACTACAGATAATTGAATCTATAGCCAATACTAAAGGTAGAAGTCTTGATATTGGCTCGTTTTACCCTGTATTTCAGAAATTAGAGGAAAAAGGACTCATTAAATCTCGATGGGGAACCGAGCGATCTAACGATAGAGCCGGTGCTAGAAAAAGATACTATCGACTTACCCAATCAGGAGAAAAATTCCTTACTGACATTCAAGGATTTGATAATTCTCTTAATTGGAATTTTACTTGATTAATGTGGGGTCTAGGAGTCGAACCTAGTGTTTTAGGCTTATGAGGCCTATGTGTAAACCATTTCACTCACCCCGCTTTTATATTAGCGCATCAAAAAACAAAATGTCAAGTGTATTGTACTGATAAGTTTACTGTTTTTTGTTCCTGGCTTAGACCAGCCAAATAACCAACTATTTGGTTATTAAAGATTTGACTGTTTCTAACTACAATACAGCCCGCGCTTCCAGGTACATTAGCGTCTCGATGTAATCCAAGTTCTGATCGAGAAAACCCTGATCCTTTGTAAGGATCAGGCGTAATATGAAAAAACATCCCCTCAACACCTTTTGTATTTAACCAATACCCCTTAGTATTGATTTGCCAATGATTTCCTTCTGGTATTTGTCCCTTGCCTACAATTTTTTCGGCACCTCGGTATTGATACCCAATTGAGCCACTGGTAGCCACTACTTCAATTGCTTTATCATTTCCTCGATAAAATTGCAAAATTCCTTCAATCAACTTAGGAGATCGACTTACAGGAAACTTAAAAACGGCTGTCACGGGTAAGGTATTAGGTAAATCAGATAAATCCCAATGCGGCTTGAATATCCACCAATCACCTGCGCTGTAGCTAAGTTTTACTTGAATGTGCAATCCATATTCAGATAAAACTTTATCTACAGGATAATTTCGATTTTTTTCTACAAAAATTAACTGATCTTCTTTCAAATCAGACACTGAGTCTGGAGTTTTTTTCAGATAAGTGTTAAATATTGCTGTAATTTGCTTCATTTGTCCTAGCCTACATTTTCCTTAATTCTAGCTTTTCAATCAATCCAATAGACAATTTCGTTAGGCTGTATCTCGTACCTATCACAGATTGCCTGTAAAACTGTGATAGACGGCAAGTGACTAGGATTCTGAGATAGCTTGTATCCCGTGGACATCGCAATGCCTGTTTGCTGAATGAATTTATAGATTGTGATGCCTCTAGACTGCGTAAATTCCTTGACCCTGTTTTTTAGTACCATTGTATTAGTTTTGTGTCTCTATAATTTATTATAACTTTTTTTGGAATAATGCTTGACAATATTGCTGACTTTGCGGTAATATACAGATATAAAGAAAGACGACCACTCCCAACTCCAAATTAGTGTGATCGCCTTTCCGTCAACCCTTATCAGGTCAAAAGCCATGTTAGCATCCAATTCTCTTTCTGTCAAATCTAATTGCGTCCCCGTTATGTCTGGCAATTTCACTATGATTGCCAGAGGTCAAAAGCACCATGTCTCCTTAGAAGTGTGGGGAGAAGGACAGATTACCACTCTCCGAGTTATTTGTCAGCAAACTGGTAAAGAATGGTTTTTCGATACCTTTAATGGCAAGTTAAGCCGTGGTTTCAGTCCCGATGGGAAACTTCCCAACCGCGAATTACCTGAGATTAAATTTCAACCCGTCAAAAAATCTTTTGTTATTTCCCCTACGATGGGATTCGTGGCTTGTGGCGGACGCTACTATGAGATTCCTAGTAACGAACCTACAGACGATTTTATTTATGATGATACTGAGCCGTCGGATTTAAGTCGGTACAGCGAACCAATGACCGACCCGATGACATGGCAAGAGTTTTAATATACCAGTTATCAGTTGTCAGCTAACAATTATTTAGGAGTCAAAAAAAATGAAGGGTATTCGTATTGAAGGTTTTTCTCCGAGGTCAGGCGACAAAATTGCTGTTATTGTCAGTACGAAATACATACTATGTGTTTTAGATACTTACGAGAATGTATTACCTTGTCCGCAAATTGAAAACACTGAACAATATATTGTAATATTCGACGATCCAATTGCATCATATTCAGTCATTACAACACTTGAATTATCGCCGGGTCTAAAAGAATGGATTGATGAGCAGATCGTTGGTCGAGTTTGGACTGGGTACGGTAACGAGTATGATATTCCTGACTAAATATTAGTTATCAGTTATTAGCTATCAGTAAAAACAAATTATTTAGGAGTCAAAAAAATGATTGAGATTGAGATTGAAATGATAGAGATTCCGAACGTAACCTTTAAAATTGGAAAATATCCAATAACTCAAAAACAATATCAAGAGGTAATGGGAAACAACCCCTCTTATTTTATGAACAAACCCCAAAATCCGGTAGAACAGGTTAGTTATGACGACGCTATAGCCTTTTACCAGAAATTAAGACGAATAACAGGGAAAAACTATCGCCTACCTACAAATTCAGAATGGGAATATGCTTGTCGTGCGGGGACTGAAACCCTATTTAGCTTTGGTAATGATTTCGATCAGCTAAAAGATTACGCTTGGTACGAAGATAATTCTGGACTTATAACTCATCCTGTGGGTCAGAAAAGGCCTAATGCTTGGGGATTGTACGATATGCACGGCAACGTCTGGGAATGGTGTCAAAACGTTCCCCGTGGGGGCGGATTTGACTCCTCCTCCTATAGCTGTTGTGCGGCACGACTCGATCACTATTTTGAAAAATCTTGCTGCAATATTGGTTTTCGGGTAGTTTGTGATTAATGAATTAGTTATTAGTTATCAGTTGTCAGCTAACAATTATTTAGGAGTAAAAAATGATCATCAACGCAACCCCTCACGAAATAACCCTTGTTTCTAAACAAGGGGTAGAACAGGATAGCAAAAAACAGTTTCTTGCTGAAACTGTTGAAGTTATCAGAAGTATCCCTCCGAGTGGGATACTTCCCCGTGTTTCTATGAGCAATTCCCCCGCAGGGGAAATTGACGGGATTCCTATTGAATCCGTCATTTATGGGGAGATCGAGGGACTCCCTGAGTATCAGGAGGGGATTTACTACATTGTGTCAGGATTAGTAGCCTCTGCGGCCGCTAAGATAGGACGCACGGACTGTCTTGCGCCCGGCGCGTTAGTCCGAGACAAAAATAACCCCGGACTGATTCTAGGGTGCTTGTTCTTACAAAAGCCTTAGATTAGCAAGTAGTACAAACGTTCAAAAAAGATTCTCCCATATACTTGACTTTATTGGGAGAATGATCTAATATAAAAGAGTAAACAAAACACAGAGAAGTAACAAGCTATGAAACCTCAAATTACACTCGCATACATCCCCTTTGACACTGAGGACGGGGGAGTATTGTTCGAAGGGAAAGTGATCGCGGTAAGGAAAGGAGAGTGCTTCTGGTACAATGACGGGTTTGAAGACCGCCTCGTCCCTTTGCCCACTGCCAGTTGGGCAGAGATTCCTGTTACGCCAGAAATGGCTCAAACATACGGCGATTACGCCGGTTTGTATTTGCCAGGCGGGGAAATAACTACAGACGGAAATCTGTGGGCAAATGCTTGGGGAATCGATGAGATCGATTCCCCAACCTACTCAGTAGGTTTTAAAGACGATGAAATCAACCAGATAATCATTAATTATCTGGACTCTTTAGAAGCCTCTTTAGAGGCTTCTAGGAAGGCGAAAGAGGCTTGGATTACTGGCCAAGCCGAAAGAGAAAAAGCGGAAAAAAGAGCCGTAGAAGCGCGGGAAGAGGCGCGGGAAAAAGAATGGGGTAACTACCTGTCAATCAAAGACAGGCTAAAAAAATACGACCGCTATGAAAATAGCGATTATTATGTCGTGACACACGGCATAGTAATCAATGAAAGAACCGAAAGGTTTTATTCCGAGGGGTCAGATACCCCATCATCTGACGGAATGGGATCGAGATCCCATGGCGGTTATGTGACCGTTCGGGTCGTAACCTATCAGCTTCCCAGTGGGGAAGCCAAACAATTAACCAACCCTCCAAAACCCAGATCGGAAAAAGACTGGGTGTTAAACCACAACTCTGGTTACTGGACTAGAAAAAAATGGGATACAGAAAATCCTAAAGTAGAAGCGGTTTCCGAACCCGAACCTGCTCCTATTTCAGCAAATCAAAAATTGATTGAAGATTTTGGGGTGGGATTCCCCCAACTTGTCGAAGAATCCCTATCTTTAGGGATTCAAATAAGGCTTACAAGTGGCGAAGAAAGACGGGTAGTAGTCCGTAGCCGCGATTTAAGGAATGGTTACGAATCCTTTCCGAAGGATGCTACCGAACTGCATCAAGCAGTAATCGAAGCCATAGCCTTTAAGTCTCGCAAAAACGAGCTAGAAGCCTTGGAAAAGGCTAGAGAAGAGCAGATTACTGCTCAACAGAAGGAATCTCAACTTCCTTATAAGACAGCCTGCGAAAAAGCAGGGTACAAGGTGGAGTGGAACCAGGACTCCTATCTTGCCAAGGTCGGTAAAAGATGGACAGATTGCCGGACTGTCTGCCGGCAAAAAAACCTATCAGTTGAGTTTAGCAAAAAGCCTAAACTCATTCTCAAAAAATAGTTATCAGTTATTAGTTATCAGTTATTAGTCAATAAACATCAACCAAATAAAAAATAAAACCTCTGTATAAATTAGGCAAATATCACAATCTAGACAAGCTAAACAAGATAGTAGAATCGATTTGCAGTTCTACTACCTTTTCTGCAAGAGCAAAACACAATTGGGTTAACAGTCCTTTAGAGTTGTTTGATCCTTATTCTCTATGGTGGACATTGGGGTTAGAATGGCACACTGACGACATTGATGAAGATAAAAAATATTCAATTATTTTAGTTGTTCAAAGTGACAACTATGAACTCTACTCTTCTACAGCAAACAATGATGCTTTAGAAAAACTCTTGAAAAATTATACTCCCTTTAAAAGTATGGATGATCAAATAAACTTTTTATTAGTCCAAAGAAAAGATACTCAAAAATTAGTCTTAAAAGCAGGAGATATTTTACTGCTGGACATATCCTGCTGCCATAAGCTGGAAAACACAAAAAAAACAGAAGACCCTTTTATTTTTATTACCTTAGATATTGACTTTATTCCAAGAGTCAAGGAAGCGGTCAAGGTTGTCAATTATTTTGTTCACGATTTTTTGTAACTATTGATCAAATCTATGACTAATACTACCGAGAACACATACACACCAGATTTTGTTTCTCCACCAGGAGAAACCCTTGCTGAAATCCTAAAAGAAAGAAAAATACCCCGACGAGTATTTGCTAGTCGCATGAAGTTGCCGAAAAAGACTATTAATCAACTCATAAAAGGTAAGGCAGAAATTACTGTTTGTATTGCTTATAAAATGGAATTAGCTTTAGGCGTACCTTCTGCTCGTTTCTGGATAGAGCGTGAAAGACTTTATCGAGAGTCTCTAGTAAATCAAATTGATTAGAATATTTTTACAACTATTAACGAGGATTTATGAATCTGTACTTAATTAGAGATTCAGTTACATCATTTGGTCTTCTTATTGCATCAGAATCAGAAACAGAGGCTATCTGGCATTGGTGCAGCTATTTTGATGGCAATAACGACAATCCAATCGAAATAGAGCGTATTAACATTAATACTTCTGGTATCGTTTGGGAATGTGGATGAACTACTACTAACCCCTAAAACCGCTCCTAAACCGATTAACAGGAGCAGAAGTAATAATCGTGCTAATAACCTTTTCATGTCCCTGAAACTCATTTTCAAGGGAATAAAATGCTCCCGATAGGCTATCTACAATGTCATTAGTCGGGGGTGTTTTTTTGCTACCATCAAAACCCTGGCAGGCATTTAAAAACCGAGTGTTCCACGTCCCATCTCTTAAGATGAAGATTTGTCCCCGACTAGCTGCCGTGGCTACTGGTAAAGCTCGCGTTAGTTTATCCCCTTGAGGTACGATCGCTTTAACGTCATGGTTCGGATGATTTTCTCTAATTACATTAGTAATGGTATTTTCAACAAATTTACCGCTCGACCCCCCTTCCTGCTCCCATCTTACAGCTACAGTTTTCCCATCCAATTCAGCAGTATTTTTAAGCATTAATTCCACTTCCCCGACCTTTTTCTGCTCACAGATATTATCGGCAATCACATAAATAAATTCCTTAATCTCAGTTGAATCTGGCAATGTGTTCTTAATTCTTTGGTATTTATAAACAAGAGTGCCACTTGTATAACAATGATAGTTCTCAGCATTCTCTTTAGCAGTTGCCGCTAAATCCCAGAATCTTACTTTACCTATTAACTTCCAATCGTCAGGTATTTTATCGAGAATCTCAAACCAAGTCCGATCAAATACTGTACCAGCTTCGTATTTAATCTTCCAGTTACCTCTAAGAAGTCTTTCTCGTTCAACTTGATGAAGTGAATAAAGGTTAGCTAAGTAGGTAGGGTTAACTTTTATCAGTTCTCTATTATCAAAAATCGTGGCAGGAATAAAAGTAAAACTCTTGATCAAGTCTTCTGGTTTAATGCTTATTTCTTCATTTAATAAAAACTTTTTTTGAATATCATTAGGAATCATTTCAAAAAGCTTATCTTTAAGACTAAATTTATCAATTAATTCTTGTTTATTATCAGCCCAATAAACCGTATCTCCCTGCCTAATAAAGTATCGAACTATTCCCGACCTTTCTTCAATAGCATAGCCGTCTTTTGGGTTGATCCACCAAGAGATAAAACTAGCTACCCATGAATCAGCGTCGGGGTTACAGGTTGCTCTAACAGCAGGTTTAATTCCTGATACAGACCGGTTTCTAGAGAGAAGATAGAAAAACTGTTCCTGCGTAAAATGGGTTAGTTCGTCAAACCCGATCCTAGTAATCTGAGAGCCTTGATAAATATGCACGGTTTTTTCATGCTGTAAATGCCTAAAAGATACCCTAGCACCACTAGGAAACCGCCATTCAAGACTAGGCTTTTCTATAAAAGTACCCTTGATAGGATAATAGATTTTACGACTTTCATCTACTAATCCCCCAGCTTGAGTAAATTCAGGATAAGTCCGGCGAAACATGACAGCCCGGTAATCAGGATTGTCAATATATTCTTGACGAACAAAATCAGTTAATAAGGCTCTGGTTTTTCCTGCTCCTGCGGCTCCACCGAATATAATTACATCAGCGTCAATTTTTCCAAATAAAGCTTGTTTTCCCTCTTGTAATTGAGGGAAAACAATTTCTTCTTTGGTATTAATAAGTTTATATTTTTCGGTCGCTGTTTTTATCTTTGAGAGATTTTTTAATGATAATTTACTCGCTTTCATCGTCATCGCTTATTTTAGTGGGAACCATTACATCATCATCAAATTCTGCACTATCACGAATAATCGAGGTCAGTCCGTCATCGAGTTTCTCTATGCCAGAATGTCCTATAAGTTTTCCGTCAGGGTCAATAACAGCTAATCCGTGCTTTTGAACAATATTAATTGCGTACTCGATGGTGTCAAAACCTAAAACTTTTTCAAAGGTATCAGTCAACGTTTTAGCCATAGTCACTGCGTCTCTATGATTCCAATTTCCGTTAGGTTCAATTGTTATGGCAATCGGACGGCCCGATTCATCTACAGAATCTATCCGACGGCGAGAAATCGGATAATTAGTCATCTGTTCAATCTTTTCGAGGTTTTTTAGAGTAATCTTTAGAGTCTTCTCTCGGATTTCTCGTAAAATGCTATCAGTGTAAGCTTGCTGCTCTTGAATCTTTAAAAGCCAATAGGCTTTCGCCCGCTCTTCCCATCGATAGTTTTTATGCGCTAACTGCCAGTCATCGGGGACAGTTTTAGCTCGTTTAAATTTAGTCTTCTCTATCTGTTCCCCAGAAGCTTCCCCGCAGTTACCGTAGGCTCGATTTAAAGTGCGATAGCCTGAAGGAATAGGAAGGTAAAAAATCTGAAATCTTTCAAACCAGTCAGGGGTTTCTAGTTCTTGCCGTTCCCAGATAGGATATTTGGTAAACTCGATTACCTCTTCATGAATAGAGTATGTACGCTTTCTGCCTCGATTAGTGACAACCATTGGTTATTATAGTAGTAGAGTTACTTAATCTTACATCAATCATGACAGATAAATTAGAAATTGAGTATCGACGGCTTTGCGACCTAAAACAACTAAAGGGTAATTCCAAAAAACACGCCACTGAAAACACAATAGCTTCAATATTGGATATGGGATTTAAAGACCCAATTGGCTACGATCCGAGCTTAAACGGCGGAAAAGGGGGGATTACTGAGGGTCATGATCGGTGTGCCGCACTATTAGCAATTAAAAAGCGCAAAATAGATCGACCTAGAGGTATAGATATTGACAACGATGGGGAGTGGATGGTTCCTATTTTAGTAGGAGTTCACGCTAAAAATGAGGCTCAAGCTATAAAATACTCGATTATTCACAACCATTCTACGATTCACGGGGCGGGGCTTGACCTTGCTACGGAATTAAAGCTTTTTGATACTGACTTACTAATTAGCCAAGCTGAATACCTTGATGAAGGGGGGGAAAATTTAGGAGTAATCGGCGATTTAAATTCAATCCTAGAAGCTTTAAATACTTCAGATAATTTAGATAATTCTGATAATTTTGAATCGAATATAACAGATAATTTTTCGGGAAAAAACAAAGAAATTGACATCGAGGGTATAGATGGGCAAATGATAATTAAATTAAGTTATACAGAAAATGAATACTGGCAAGTAAAAGAACAATTAAGTAAAATAGCATCGACACCCGAACAAGCAGTATGGAAGCTTTTAGGTAATGACTAAACAT